AAATTAGTTAAAACCATATTAAAATATAAATCAATTTCATTACCTATGATTTCTAATGTTGAGTTATATTTAATAACTTTTGTTGGTAAAGAAGCTACAGCAAATAAAACATCAGTATTACCATCGTTTGGATCTTTTACATATAAACCAATTGAACCAATTTCCCATTCATCTTCACCGCGATCACTATAAGAGCCAAAGCCAGAAACAGGCAAATGTAAACGGTATTGTAGACCATTTCTAGATGTATTATATTTCCAACTTAAAATTTGGCTTAAATATGGAGTTCCACCGGCATCCATATTATATACACTATCATTTGTGCCTACTGATAATGTAACAGTACCACAATTCATAAATTTTTGATCTGTAAATGATGTTAATGGACCTTGGGTATTATCAATCAAGGTATTATTTAAAATTTTTACACCAGTAAATTTTAAATTAAATCCGCCATGCATTCTATTAGCTAAAGCCTTTAAGCCATCACTTGTTACAACTAATGAATAACTAGGGTCTGGAGTAATTAATTCCCAGTTTATACCATTATATCTATCTAGTTCCCAACCGTCTTCATCACTACCAATAGCACAATATAAGCCGGCAAATAATCTAGCGGTATTTGCTAAGAAAAATTTATCTCTAACTTCTGATGTTTGACCATTTCCAGTTCTTGTTTTAAACCAACAATCATGAGCAATTGAGCCACTATCGATGTAATGTTCTAATTCAGTTTTTGAGACTCTCATAAATTTTAATACCTTTATTTTTTACTTTTTTTCATATGATATATAGAACCGATTAATTATCAGTTATTGTTTCATTATATTGGTCAGAATCGTTTATTCTTTCATTAATAATATCTTCAATATTATTAACTGTTTCTTGAATTCTTCTACCATCTTCCAAGTATGGATATAACGGATTATAATCAAAAAATCTATCTGGATCAGCAGTCATAGTATATAATATTGAATGAAATATTTGTGAAGATGCAATATCTATGTTTACACTAGTACCAAAACTATAAACTTGTGTAAGAGAATGAATGTAAACTACTGCTGAAGCAATATTATAAAACGTATCTTTAAAGAAATGCATAAATTCAGCATATGTCATTTTTGGTGGTATTTTAACTTTTACTTTAACGTGATTTGTTTGATACCAGTTTTTACATTTTGATCTATCCCATTCTCTCCAATTTACCCATTTACCTTTAATTTTATCTTTAACTAAGCCATTATCGATAATATTATCTACTTCATTTTCTTCACCTGGGTTTGGCAAATAACCATAATCTATAGTTGGTCTATTTGGTCCACGATTTGGTTCTTTATTTTCTAAATAATCATTTATACCAATTTCTTGATCTTCATAAATTATTCTTTGTGTTAAATCACCATTTGTATAACCTAATTGTGGATATACTGTTCTTTTACCATCTGGAGAATATTTTTTATTTTGGTTTTGTAAAGTACCTGAACTTCTTATACATTGTGGAGAGGTATTGGTTAAATAATCATCTACGTTAGCAATTTCATCTACAAATCCATAATCGACATACGGTATTCTATATTCTGTATGTTCAACCGCTCCTAATTCTTCTGGAGTTTTAAATGTTACATATCTATAATTCATATTACCCATTTCTTCATCTAAGTAATCATAAGATGGAGTATATAGTGGAATAATATCTAATAGTTGAGCTTCATCTGACATTAAATTATAAAAGTTATAAGATTCTCTTGTACCAACTTGCTTATAAAAATTATTTATTTCTTCTAATATAGCATGTCTTCTTTCTAATGTCATATCAATAATATTAATTTTTAAACCCATAAAGTTAATCAAGTTATTAATATTTACTGAATCAACATTATATAAAGATCTTATGTTCTTTAATCTTTGAATACTATCATATGTTTCATTTAATAATGTTTTTTGAAATATACCTAAAAGTTCTGGAAGCAATTTACCTTTTAAATCAAATTCAGATACATATTTTAAAATAGATTTAGCCTCAGGTACTTGTATAAACCAATCTTTATATTGATAAAAAGGTTTAGAAAATGGAATTAATTTAGTGCATTTTAATTCAGTTGTTTCATATTCTTTATCTATTACAACTAAGCATCCATTACTATTTTTTTCTTTTATAAAAAATCCAGGTCTAATATCGTCAATTACATATTTTACAGGTTTTTCAAAATTTACTATTGTATCATATAATGTTGGTACATTTAATCCAGAATCATCTATTGGGCCAAATGAAAAATATCCAGGAGTAGCTTTAAAATTTAATATTAGAGTTTCACTTGGTATTTTATAACATATTATTTTATCATTTGTAGAGAAAATAGGAACATTTATGTAAAGTGATTGATAACCATCAAAATTTAAATTAGATTTTTCAATTAACTTACCCTTATAAAAAAATATAAAACGATCTAAGTTATAATCTGGAAAAGTTAATGTTTTTGTTTCAGGATTCCAGTTAGGATTATCAGGATTATTAATTATGCCTCTATATTCAATAAATTCTGATGAAATAATTATAACATTAGATATTTTTTCAGAAGTATAAGCTCCCTTTATAAGTATTTCATTAGTATAACAATTTACTTCATAATCATTTTGAGAAATACGTAATCCATTAATAAAAATAATAGTTGAAGCTGATAATGGTAATTTTAATTCATTGTTAAATCTATCTTTACCTTTTATTGTTGTATTACCGGCAGTTAAATTTATACAAAATTCATAATATAATATTTTACTATTTTTTAATATTTCAGCTTCATATGTTTCAGAGTTATATAAAAAAGTTAAGTTATTTTCTACTTGATCTAATACATTAATATAACCATCTATAACAGAATATCTTGTTTTTGAAATAATTTTGCCATTATTAAATAACATAGTCGCATTATTTATTGGAATAATGTTTAAACGACTTTCTGGATAAATTCTATTTATTTCATTTGTTACATTTGTCATTTTTTATACTTTATTTATATTTTGGTGTTACTTCTATTACTTGTACATCTGAACATACTAATAATTCATCATTATTAATATCGATATTTATAGTTGGTGATATAACTCTACACCAATTTACATTTTTTGTATGAATTACTGCTTCATAAATATCTGATAGTTTTAATCCTTGACCCATGTAAAATGGAGTAATCTCAAATAATTTATAAATATTATTTTTTATTTCTTGAATTATTGTACCACTAGTCATGTAAGCATTTGTTTTTAAATTAGCTTCCACAACGATATCTTTTTGTACAATTTTTGGTTGCTTAAATTCAATAGCTGTTGTAAAATGATTATATTTATCAATAATAGGCTGATCTAATGAGGCAACATCATTATTATCGATTCTGTTACCTGTAAATGAAGTATATAATTCAATATTACCTATAGTATTGATTGTAATAGAACCACCTGAACCTTTTGTTGTACCGTTTCCAGAGCTATCTAGAGCTTTCATAACCACCTGTAACCCAGATCCTTGAATTTGTTTACCTGGATTTACTGCTTTATATAAATTAGTTTCAAATTTACCGACAAATGCCATATCAATAGAAACATCATTTAACATGGCAATACCAGTAACGGCTCCATCATTAGTTATGTTAGTTACTCTAAATGTAATTCCAGATACTTTATATTCATTGTTTAATTTACCGGTTACTCTTTTAGTTTTTTGTTCATCACCATCTGTATAAGTATAGGTATAATCTACATTTCCATTTGCCTTGATACCGCCGAGAGTTTGAGGATTTGTTGTTTTTAATTCTTTTATTAAAGATACATTTCCATCAGAGTCTGGTGATTCTAATGGTACAATACGACCTCTTTTTATACCTGTCAAATCAATCAATTCATTAGAAGTATTAACAACGTTTATTAAGTTATTATTTTTATAAATACCTTTATACTTTATTTCTAATAAATCATTGATACTATAATTTTTACCACCTTTATTTAAAGTATTTGCTGGATTTGAATCATATAAATATCTACCTCCAGTATCATATTCAATTTTATAAACAGGAGTATCTAATGACATATCTGAAGTAGAATTAATATTTACCTTACCTGTCATTAATTCACTTTCATCAACAAATATTTTAAAGTCTTGATTATCGACATCTAAAACTTGTACCTTAAAAGTAGTTATAGTATTATTAGCGTCTTGTGCTTTGTGTTGATATATTAAAATATTTCCATCTCTATATCCATTTTCTCTAGTTACATTATTTACATCAACTTGGTATTTATATAATGGAAATCTATTTGAATTTATTAATGCTTGGTCAGCAGATAAATAGCAATCTGGCTCTTCTGGATTATAATTTGGTCCAGGACTACCGGCTACCGGTAAATTTAAATAAATATTACCATTTTCTTCATAATATATAACGGAAGCTTCACTACCATATAATAATTTCATTCTATTGAAGCCAGGAAAGTTATTTGGAGCATCATCAGAAGAAGAATAAATTTCAATTACATAGTGCTTGTAACTGTCAAATATAGGCTTTCCATTACTATGATCATGAGTAAAGGTATTTAATGGAATCCAATCTGTCCAATTTGAATTATTATTACCCCATGGATTAGTTAATACTTTTCTTTCAAGTAGTTGAGTCCATTTATTACTATTTCTAACATTTGTATAAGATGGAGTATTTTGTTCATTTGAGCCGTATACTGCAATTGTGCCCAAAAAAGGTATTCGATCATTTGTTCCTGCACTTTCAGGATTTACTGCTTGAAATTTAATTGCGGCTAATTCACGTCCAACATTAGAAACAAAATCGATTCTAATTTGAAGAGGTCTGGTTAAGCTTGGTTTAATTGTACTTCTATAATAAGTATTTGATAGGTTATCAGATCTAGCGTTTGTTATATCATGTGCTGTAACACCACCATCCTCTTCTTCTTCATTAGTGCTAATAAAGCTACTTGTTCTTATGCCACTGTTTATTAATTGTACTGTACAAAGTTTACCTCTTTCTGATGTAGTTAAATTTTTAGTATTAAAATTATAACCTCCATTAGCAATTGTAGTTAACATATTTTCAACTTCTTCACCTTCGCGAATCCATTGATGAGAAGGATCTTGTTCTTCTGTTTTTGGAGTAATTGTTCTTTTAGTTAAATGTACATTTAAAATTGCACCAGAACCAGTAATACTATCAACAACAAATTCAATACCAGTTAATCTATTATTTTGATCTAAAACAGTTAAAGTATCATCAACTCTATATCCTTGACCACCATTTGTAACTGGTACTCCAGGAAATGTAATTACATAAGATATATTTGCACTAGACCAATCAGGTAAACCACTATCTCTTGGATCTAAAGCATCTTCATTTATAAATAATTGACCTTTACCATCATTATCTTTTAAGATAATATAATCAGTTTTATCAGTAACGTTAGATAATTTTAAAGTATGAGATCCATAAAAACCGCGACTACTACCAATTGTTCCAGAATATAAGGCCATTGTAGAAACATCACCAATTTTATATTCTGGATATCTTTCAAATGATTTAATACCTGTATAATAAACAGTATTCATCATTATTGAATCATAAGCACCTTGTAAGTTTGATTCTTCGTATTCACCCCATACTTTAGATGTTAAATAACCACATTTATTTTGTAATAAGGCTTCATAATCTTGTCTGCGAACAGCTCTATGACCAGAAGCAAATATATAAGGAGATGTTTCTCTTAAAGTACGTAAAGATTGTTTTGAAAATCCACCAAATGCAGTTGATGTTGTAATAATTTCGCAATTTAAGGCAACCAAATTACCGTGTGAATCATCAAATAATAAACTTGAATCCAAAGTTACATCTTTACCAACTTCTGAAATATTACCATTTACACCATCGTTTACTACATATTCAATTGTAACTAAACTTCCGTTTGCTGGTAATGCGCCTAATTCATTATCACCAAATTTAATATAAGTTCTTCCATCATATTGTGTTTTTAAAACAACGGTATTTAATTCAGATTCGTTTAAAATTGTATTTTTATCATAATATAAGAATGAATCATCAACATTCCATTCTTGTCCTTCCACATAAACTTTTACATAATTGTGATTTACTTTAAAATCTGTGCAGAAGAATATTTTTTCATAAGGAATACCGTTTGTTCTTTTTAAAACACTTATAGGCTCACCTTGTACTAATATAATATCACGGACTTCATCAATGGTTGCTGGTAAAGTAATAGCAACTGGATTAAAGAATTTTTTACCTTCAATTAAGAATGAAGAGTTTGCTGGAATAGTAACAGTAATACCAATTAAATTTTTTCTTGTAATTTTTACACGTACTTGTGATGAATTATTACCATGTAAAGTATTACCTAGAGTTTCTGCTAATTGATAGATAGCTGATTCTGAAAAGGCAGTTTCAGTATAGCAGTTAGCTAAAGCAGAAACCAAACAATACTGAAGCATTGCACCATAGGCAGCAAATGTATTAGCTAAACTTGCAGCAGTATCGCTTGGATAAACTGCTTGAAAGGCAGGACTTTCAGTATTCCATTGATCTGTTATTGCATTTGCTAAACTTTCTACATCATAAATTATATTATCTAAACGCATTATCTATCTCTTATTATTGTTGAACTTACTGAGGCTATAACATTATTTAAATCAGGTATTCTAAAAGTTACGTCCACATTATAAGTATTAACGTCTAATTTTGTTATATTGATATCGACTGGACTTAAATCAACTCTTGGTTCACATTCTGTAATATCCATATATAAAAACATAGATACTTCGCTTGGATCTAAATTATTTTCGAATAATAAAGATTTTAACGATGTACCATAGTTTCTATTAAATGGGACTTCTCCTTTACCTGTATTAAAAAGGCGTTCTAAATTTTTTTTAATAACAGTAATATCCTCTACTGTTACTTTAGAATTTTTAAAAGATAAACCAAAGTCTTTATTTAAATCTGTATATCTTGTCATTAGGTAAATAGGTATAAAAAACTGTTACTAATATTACTATTTTATTAGAACCGAATAAGTAAAACGATATTAAAGAATATTAGATTACAAAATTTAGCTTATTATGGGCCAGTTACAACCCCAAATGCAGAACTCATTGAACCACCTGAGCTATTTCCAGTATCAGTAACTTTAACTGATGCAGGATAATTGCTAAATTTAACAGTACCAGAAGCAGTTAAATTACCAGTTATTTTAGTATCACCTGTTATATTAACTTCAGATTTTATATTTGTTTTTGAGGCTTTTATATTAGCTACATTACATTCAATGTTTACTTTTTGTTTTATTTTTATAGTTAAATTGTTAGCTTTATCTATATTTATATCTCCAGTAAATAACATTTGAAGTAATTTATTTATTTTGTCAATACCTATAAATTGACCATCAGCCCTGTATATTCCATATGTACCCAAATAAGCGTCACCAGCTGGAGTATTTGAATGTTTTTTATATAAGCATCCTAAATAAACTAATGAATTTGGGTTATTTCCTATAGCTAATACTAAAACTTCTGTTCCAATTTCTGGTACACTATGACTTAAATCATTATTAGTACCCATTCCCATAAATGAAGCATCTACTTTAGCTGCCCACGGTAAATCTTGGGTGCTTATATTATCATGTAATTCAGGAATTCTTACTTTTACCCTATAATTTTGAGTAGGGTCATTATTATCTTCTACTTTTGCAACAAAGAAAGGATTCGTAAATTTATCTTCAGCTAAAAAGAAATTATGCATATTAGTAAACCTCTCTTGTTAGTGGAGTTCCATTTAAACCTTGTGCCATTAATTCGACAATAGCAGTAATTGAAGCCATAGTTATTTTGGTATGTATAGCATCTATCATATAACAACCAGTGAGAGATGTGACTTTATTATCTTCTGTTTGAGAATCTATATAATCAATATCAACAATTTGCCCAAGTCTGTATGGTTGAAAAAATTGACTTTCTAATACTAAATAGGATGAATATGTTGATAATATACGTTTATTTTGTTTATATGCATTATAATATTGTTTATGAAAATTACCAACATCAAATGGAAACCAAGATGTACTTAATCCTTTAGATAATTCTTTAGAAATATTAATTAATCTACTTTCTGCTATAACTTTTTTAGAATCAGCTTGTTTATAACTATATGATAATAAATCAAAATATGGGTCTTTACCACCATAACCACCATTTCTTAGATTATTAGTACCAGATTGTATACTTCCTTCAATACTAGTATATCCATATTGTTTATCTTCGGGATCTACACTTGCAGATTGTACAAATTTATAGATTTTTTCTTGTCTTTGCCTAAATAATGATGTTAAATTTTTATAAATTAATCTTTTATCTCGATCTATAAACCAAATCATACCTGAAGTTTCGTCTATCCAACCGTTTTGGGCTATTTTGTTTAAAAATTCATAAGTATTATTTTCACCGGCTACCCATAGTTGTTTATCATTTGTTTTGTCTACTTCTGGGGTTAATCCTAAAGCAGACCCAATAGTTGTAAACATTTCTGAGCTATTCATACAAGCATTATATTTATTTCCAGTTGTATATCCTGTGTATGAGTCAATAATACCATTTATTTTAACTTGAGCGAATTTTTGATTTACTTGAATTCTTTCTATGTTAAATATTCTAAAATCATAATTAGAATCTAACTTAAAATGATTACTTTTTAAATGAAAGCGTATTAAAGTTCCATCTACAATTGTTCTTCCATCTAGCCAACCAATAGGAATTGACATATCTAATTCACATACAGGAAGTGGATTTGCAATAGCTTCAAATATTTCTGCTCCACCAAATACTACACCGGGTGTTTCAAAAATATTTAAATCATCTATAAATAGATCAAACTCATATATATCATTAAGTTTCATATTAGTTAAGCTCTATTACTGTTCCAATTCTAGATTTTTCTTCTGTTATAATTTCATTATTTGATGCATTAATAAAACTATTTACTTGTGTTGGCGAATTAATAGAATAAATATGGTTAGTCTTTAGATCTTCAAAGCCATCTGCTAATTTATTTAATAAAAGAAACCACCACCAGTATTTCTGAGATCCAAAAGCAGAATATAAAGCAACTAAATCTGGATAATTTTCTTCATATTCACGTATTAAATATCTTTCTACTTCTGAAAAATTATGCTCATAATCATTGTATTGTTTAAATAAATTATATAAACCAGCATTTATATCACAAACAGATTCACCATTTGGATCAACAATTACATCTGGAAAATATGAATCTAAATTAACACTATTTGTCATTTTACTTGATCTCCACTATTATTTGAGCCAGTAACAGCATTCCAAGCACCTTTAAAATCACCTGTTCTTGCTTTATCAATACCGGTTGCATAATTTTCACTTACGAATTCACTCATATCAGCTCCACCTTTACCTTCACCTGTTTGCTGAGATAACCAAAGCATTTTACTAAATGTATTTGCTGTAAGAGCTTCAATAGTAGATAATTTTATGGTAACCATAGCTAATTGTGGATGTAAATATGTATTACCTCTGTCTCCTATAGTTAATCCATTTTTATAGTAATGTCTAATCATATTTTTTGTGTTTGGATATTCTACATTAACATTTTCTATTATACAATTATCTATAAGTAAAATACCTCCTAATTGTACCATTATTCTTCCAGGTGTAGTATCTAATGAAATACTTTGATTTTCTTTTTTACCATATTGTATATTCATGGCTAATGGTGATGGAGGAGGTGTATAAAAGCCAAGATTACTTATTCCTTTAGTAGGTAAACATAGTGATCCCATAAATTCTAAGGCTTCTACTAAATTTGTATGTATACCTGTAGCATCACTTTCTCTATAATAGCCATCATCTAATACTGGTATTTTTAAACTAATAGAAAGAGGTTCAGAACCATCCCAAATTTTTAATGTAACTGCTCTATTTCTGGCTGATGGTAAATCTTTACCATATGTAGGAATATTTGAAGCTAATACTTGCATAAATGTATTAGTTAAAGCTCCTCCTATATCACTTAATGGTTGTTTCCAAGTTGATCCAAAGCTATATCCTATTGATTCTGGTAAGTTAGCTGTTACTAAGTAAGTTGCATTTTTATTACTCATTACTTCGGTATGATGAAACATTCCTTCAAAACCTTTAATAAAAATACGAGTTTGATGGAATTTTCTTAAACTATAATTTTTATCTCTTTCTGTACCATTTGAACCATACATTGCAACATCTGATAAGTCAAATGATTTATGTATAGAATTATAATTAGATCTTGATTTTTGCCCAGTATAGTTATTATAAAGGCTAGTGGTACTATGTGTAGAACCATCATCATCAGTAATATTAGTTTGTACTACATCATATGCCGAAGCTTCATCCCAGACTGGAGTATTTCCTAAAATGCCCATTTATTCACCTATATTTTAACTATACATTAGAACTTTATATATTTAACCACTTACCTAATACAAATGAGGCCGCTACATCTCCATAAGCATATACTTGTTTTTCACTAGAGCTACTAAAACCACCACTATTTGAGCCAAAGGAAGGCATTGTAGTAGGCATTTGTGCAATAGTAGCACTTCCTCCTCCAGGATTAGTACCTTGATTTCCAGATATTGCTTCAGACATTTCAGCAGAACTATATGCCATACTTTCTGTATTATTATTAATACCAGCTAATTGAAAACTCATACTTTCATTAGTAGATGGCATATATCCGCTAGCTAAAGCAAAATTATTTTCATACATTTCACCAAAATTGTTATCAGTTGGTAATTTTTCGCCTTTTCCAGTCGCTACATTTAAATCATAGTGTCCTCCACCTACTTGACCAGCTACTGGTTCCCATCCTAATGCGCCTGTACCACTTCCCCAATATCCCGCTTGTTTTAAGCTATATAGTTGTTGATTTGTTAAATGCGTTGGTTGACCATTTTTCTTTAATTGTAAATCTACTTTATTTCCACGTCCATGTCCAGTATTTGGTAAGTGACCACCCATTGCAGAAGTATATATAACTTCATATCCCCATTCATTTAATAGTTTATCTAAAGAAGTTAAATTATATTTATTGTTACCATTAATAGCAGGAATACTATTACCTCCTCTTGTCCATGGAGAATTTATTTGACCTTTTAAACCCATGTCTTCTAAAAGAGCCGGTGTTATATTAAATAATTTAGATCTAGAATATAATTCGTTTTTATAGGTATTACTACTTGTTCCAAATCTAGTTGTACCACCATAGGTTCCATATCCACCACCACCTTCATCTGGTGTTTCATTTAATTTATTGCCACCACTTAGTTTATCACCAATCCAGTCTCCAAGGTGTCCAAAAGCCCATACTGAATAATCTACTGGATTTAAAGCTGTACCAATGTCTCCCCAATCCCATGAACCATCTAAAATTTTATTCCATGATTCATTTAAACCTTCTGTTCGTTCATCAACTACTTGTGAACCATTTTTAATAATATCTACACTAGTTTCTACTGAATCGGCTATTGTATCTAAAGCTGCTACTACAGCTGTAACTTTTCCAACTGTTTTTCCAAGGGCTCTTAAGTTTTTAGCTCTATTTGCACTTTTTAAATTATTTGCTTGTACTTTTTTATTATGTATTCTAGCTTTTGTTTCTTGATCAATTACTCTTTTTTCAGCCCTGGTTGTTGCTTCTGCTTTAGCTGCTGCACCTTCTTCTTTTATTCTTTCAATATCATTTTTTAAAGCACGATTTACTCTATTATCAAAATGTTTGTTTTTTACTTTATTTGCTATAGCAGCTCCAGTTACAGCAGTAGTTCCGGCAGCAACACCCATATCATGTGTTAATTCTTTTGTACCTCCTGCAGGATTATTGGCTCTAGCTTTCGCTTCTGGATCATCTTCTCCTGCTCCTCTTAATGTATTCCAAGCATCGAGTGGATGACCGTCTAATAATTGTTGTACTGCTTTTATTACTCTTTTACCAAATTTTAATATTGTAGGAGAGGCAAAACCAAGAGCGGCGCCAATAGCTAGGCCAGGTAAACCACCAAAAGTTAAACCAGTTAAGCCCCAGCGTAAAGCTAATTCGGCTCTACCTTCCCAATCTACATTATCTAATATTCCTCCATCTGGATTTTGAGATGCCATTTGAGCTTCATTTTCCATTACATTTGAAGTAGCTTTTATACTACCTAAAGCTAAATTAATCATAGCACCTAATGCTGCTACTTTCCAATTACCTCCTGAAAACACATAACCTAAACTGGCACCTTGTAAAGCATCAACCAATACACTAGAAGCTCCTTTAGCAAGTCCTTCAGATAAACCTTTATCTTGTAGAAAATTAGATAGTGCATTTTTTCCATATTCTTTTATTGAAGGAAGTAAAGCAGCAATTGCGGCAGGAGCAACAAGTGTTAATAGACCTCCACCAATCATTCCCAATAAACTTCCAGCTCCACTTAATAAACCCTTTAATAGTTTCATTATTGGATTTTCTTGGTGGCCATCTTCTTCCTCATTATTGTTGTTTTGAGTATTACGAAAAATACCTCTTAATAAATCAATAATGGTCCTTCTTTGACTTCTATCACTAGTACCTTCTTCTTCATCTATTGCAGAAGAAGTTTTACCTCCAACAAAAGCATGCTTAAAGGTAGCATCTAATGATTTTTTCATAGCCGTTCCCATTAAATGAATAGGAGCACTAATTAATCTATCTAAACCAATTGTTTTTGCAATTACTGGATTTATAATACCACCAGTCATTAAGCCGAGAGCAATAGCCGAGGCATTTTGCATGGTTTGGCCACCTCTGTCATGAGCTGATCTACCATAATCACTTAATGTTTGTTTAAATCCAGCGTAACTATTTTCTCTTTCTTGTCTTAATTTGGCAGCTTGAGCTTCTTGTTTTGCTTTTTCTCTTTCTTCTCTTGCTCTTTCTTTTTCTTTTTCTCTTTCTTCACGATCTAATCTATCGCGTTCAGCTTTTTCTTGTGCTTCTCTTGTTCGTAATTCTTCACGATCGGCTCTGGCCTGTTCACTTCTGGTTCTTGCTTCAGCCTCTGCTTCATTTGCTCGTCTTATTCTTTCATTGCTATTACCTGCATTTATAGCATCAGAAGCCTCTGTTGAAGCTTTTTGAGCCTTAGATATTGCTTCTTCTGCTAATTGTTCAGAAGCCATAGCTTGATATTCAGCAGATTCTTTTTGTTTTTTTGAGACTTCTTCCATATTTTCATTAATACGTCTTAGTCTCTCTTCATCTTCTCTATTTTGATTGTTTCTTTGATTTAATGTACTTTGAATTGTACCAACAACACTTGCTAATGTACGTATATTTTCATTTAAAGAAGATATATTTTGAGTTAATTTGGATATTTCTTCATTATTTTGAGAACCTGGCATAGAATAGTTATAAGAAAATTTATAGTCACTTGTTCCTATATTTCCTGAAGAAGTTGTATTACTATGTGCTTGTTTAGTTTTAGCCATTTTATTTATCCAAATTTATTTTCTTGTTCATTTCTTTTTTTATCTTCATCAATTAAATGTTGTAAGTGTCTATCATAAAACCAATCAAAATATTCCCAAGGCATGCTTTCGATATCATTGTAACCCAAATTTAAATGATGCATTAACCACCATTCTCTTTCAAGTATTTCATTTATATCAAAATGCGGAAAAAAAGTCGTCAAGAGTTAAATAATATCCTCTTGATTCCTCCTTTCCACATTTAGGACATTTAATTATCATTTCTTCTTTAACACCCCAATTAGTTTCTCCAAACCATTTTTCAATTTCAAGTATATCTGAAGTTGTAATAATTCCTTCTTCTGCTAATTTCCACATTTCTTCTAAAGATTTATCATTTGAAATTAAACATAAATCCAAAAGTAATAAACGCATTTGAATATCATTTATATCAATACTATTTTTTTCAGCAAAGCTACTAATAACTGAGTCATCTCCCATTATCTTTTGACGAATAGGAGTTGTACCCAAATTTTCTAAATCGATGGTTGTTCTTAAATTTGGTAAATCATCAGGAGTATTGATAATTAATTTACCCATGTCTAAATCTTGTTTAATTTCAGTTTCACATGGAATTTCTTTATTATTTTCATCAAAAATTTTACCACGACATACAAATTTTAATTTTATCGGATATTTTGGATAAGTAGTAAATCTAATACGATAAAGAATATATTGAAAGTCATAATAAAATAAATCTTCAAATGTCATTTCTGGATTATCAAATTGAATTAATTTTTTAAGAAAATCAACATATTCTTTTTCTGATACTTGTTCTTTTTGTGATAAAGAAATAATATATCTTTGCTCAATTGGTGTTATACGTCTAATAGAAATGTTAAACGGTTTTTTATATAACATTTTACCAGGTAAATCAATTGCATAAAATTCATGAGCCATTTATTTTCTCCTTTTTTACTCATATGTTTTTGTTGTATTATAAGTAGATCCGCTATTATCCATTACAATATTAACGGCTTTGTCCATTAAACTTAATGGCGAAGTTACTAATTCTTCAATAACTGCTTTTTTAGCACAAGTACTTTCAAACATTACTCTATCCACTTTAAATCTTTGTGTTAAAGTAATTCTTTTTGGGTCACCACTATATCTTAATTTATAATTATCTTGATCATATGGGAAACATCCAACTAAAGTATAGTGACCAGTGGCAAGAGTTTGTACCCCGACATTACCTGGTCCATATATAAATACTTCGATATTCTTTTTATATACTTTCATTGGATTAAAATATTCGCCATTAGTATTAAATACCAATGCTTTCCAAGCATTTAAATAATATTGAGTAAGCATTCCGGCTGAACAAAACATCGTAATACTAACATCTTTCCAATTTTCAGTATCATCTGGTAAATTACACCAGCCAGTTCTTACTCTTCTTGTGGTAGTTTTAAAGTTTCTAGTTCCAAATGTAATTTCTTCAACAATTGGAGTATATGTAAATATTCCAGTTGGACTTATTAAACCAGTATTAGAGTTACAAATACTTTCATTTGCATCATAATCTACTAAATTTAAAGTAGGCATTATTACTTCAAATTGATTATCTATTTGTTCATCTGGTAAGGCGGCTACTTGAATTGCACTTTGAAATCTTAATGACATTCTTTACTCCTAACCAAACAAATTCCATAAACTATAACTATTATCAGCATAGAAATCATAGTTAAAACTGATATCTACGTCTATTGGATCTGAGCTACTTGGATTAATTGTGTTTACAGTATAAGATATAGGATAAAAACCACGTAACCATACTGTACGTGTTTTTAATTTGGCATTTACATTACCACCTTTACTATCTCCACCAAATAGTATTTGACAAGATGCTGTATAAAGAGTTGAAGGTAATCTTGTGCCAGCTATGTTTGCATGAATTAAATCACACCAAGCTTGTATAATATTTAATACGCTTCCTTCAAAATCTTCTGTTACTTTACATTTCCATACACCGGATTTATCCTGAATCGTACCTAATTTACGTCTATGACCTCCAATAAATAAACTAGTTTGACCAATTTTAGGGGTTGGATAAGAAAAAGAGGTACAACGTAAACGTAATTCTTTTGATGAAGCTAAAGCTGTATTTCCAGATAATAATCCCGCTACTTTTTGTGTTATTTTAGCTAACAATAAAGCAGGAATATCAGAAATCACAAATTCAACTTGTGATTGCTTAATTGGATCTTTTAGCCCTCTGATTTCATTTAAAGTTCTTAACATCTATTAAAATTCTCTATTTTTGACATTATTTTAATAGAACTTTATAAAGCTTTATCTAATAAAAATTAAAAGATTAAAATAAAAAGCTAACTGCACATAAAATTAGAAATAATATTAATAAAGTTGGTATTTCATAATACATTCGATTACTCCTATTATTCTCTAATCCAAAATTGAGATTTAGCAACTAATAAGACTACGTTGATCTAATTAGAGAATATTTATTTTATAATAATTTTTTAGGTCATTAAATTCCATTGTATATCTTTTTTTATATTTTGGATATTTAATTTTTCTATATTCATAAATATTAGCTATAAATTCTTCCTTTGATTTTGGATCATATTTTGCTATAACATTACATATTATGTTATAAGCACCTCCTATACCATGTTGAATAATTGCAGAATTAATAGAAGCCTGCATTGCTTCATCTTTTTCACTCCATGAAGCAATAGTATTCAATTTTATATTATTTGATTTATCTAAACGAATATACACTGGTATAATTTGTGTATTAAGAATAAAATCATCATATAGTTTTATGAAATCTTGCCTACAAGCTAAACTTTTCCAAGTAGTTACGAAAAGCGGTGTTCCATTGTAAGCCCCTTCATAACCACCAGCCATAATTAATTTTTTATAAATGTCTGGAGAATACATTTTTGAATATCTTAAAAAAGCATCAAAAGTTGATAAATTTTTTTTTGATCTTTTTGTTGATATTTGCCACTTTCCATAAGAATGTCCACCATAACAATCTTTACTAACGGCTTCATATCCTTTTTTACCGCTTTCATATTTTGCTATAATTTCGTGATTATTATGTAAAGTAGAATAATTGATTTTGGCATTTACTCCAGTTATATTTAATAAAAAAGTTAAAATAAAACAAGAGCTTAACCAAATTTTTTTATTTAACATATTTTTAATCCTAGTTCTTTCGCCTTTTTTAGTTGCTAATAAACTAATCTCAATTTTGGTAATATTATAGAACTTAGTCAAATATGTAAAACCGAAAATGACTAAAAGTCAAGAAATTTTGTTTTACAAATCATTAAAAGTTAATTATATAATTAATACATAATATAATGAAGGATAAGTAGATGGTAAATAATATTAAAAATAACAGTTATTATATTACGAATCAATTGTTTACAATTGCAGATGAAATAAAGAAAGAGAGAGATAGACAATTATTAAAAGTTTTAATAAAAGCTGAATGTGAACAAGTTGATGAAGATTTTGATACGTTATGTAAACTTTATAATGATGATTTAAATTTAGTAATAAAGGCTATAGATAGTTGTCGAGGACAAAAAAATGTTAGAAAAATTAATAAACGAAAATAGTAAAATAATAAATGAATTAAATAAAAATTTTTTAAAAGAATTTAAAGAATTTGATAAAAAGCTTTCTACTAATTTAGAAGATAAAAATAAGATAAATAATGTAAATACAAAAGAAAATATTAAATTAAATCAAGTAGTTGTTCACCAGGATTAATAAAATCATTATATGATATATCTTTGTTTTTAATTTGTTGATTATATTCATATAAAGGTACATCTGTATAATTTAATTGAGCATTATATAAAGCACCGGTTAAAGCATCCGCCATATCTTTTAATTCAACTGTACGTGTAACTTTTCCTTTATCTAGAATTAAGGCTTCTAGTTCTTTTTTTAATTTTTTACAGCTTCCTAGTTTAATATTACCGGTTTCCATTAATCTCGCACAATTCATATAAGGTTCAAGCTTACTATCAACAGATACTTTTTTAACTTCAGTAAAACATCCAGAACTTTCTAGATTTTGTAAAAATATTTCGCCATTCCATTGATCACTAGAAACAGTATGCATTGGTATATTTTTATCTATTACTAAGTCTGTTAAAAATGTTTGAATAGCATGTATATCTATTTTATTTCTAGCATTCATTGATAAAATTAAATCTACTATATATACAGTTTCTTTTTCTTTTGTTATTTCATTTAAACGCCATTCTTTGTGTAATATACATAAACTTGCATCACATTGACCATTATTTCCACCACCTGCTAGATCATTATGGCAATATCTTAGTGCTTTTGGAGCTCTTTTAAATTGCCATCTGCCATTTAAATTTAATTCAAATAAATCATATTGTTCAATTAAATCTAATATGTTTAAATTTTCTCCCAAATTTAAATCTAAATATATTTCTGGAGTTAAATTTAAATCCTCTAGTTTTGTAGTATCTCTAAA